TTGAGCAGCTACTACAATATGCAATAAAACAGAAGTTATCTAATACCCTAACCACAGTAAAAGCGTGGTGTAAGAAAAATGAGATCCCTTACGATATAACTTTAGAGGATCTAAAACCTTTCCCCCTCACTTGTCCTGTATTTAATACCCCTATTGATTGGTTGAAAGAAGGACAAGGCCCTTCAAACGATTCTCCATCAATAGATCGTATGAAACCAGACTTAGGATATGTTCCAGGGAATGTAAGAATAGTTAGTCAGAAAGCTAATCGACTAAAACAAAACGCCACTAAAGAAGAATTAGTAGCGATAGTAGATTACATGGATGATTAAAACAGAATGTTATTATAGGTATAAAAAAAGGGAGTTAGTATATCCTATATACTATACCCCCCCGGACTGTAGTCCTGTTATACCATGTAATTTGCAATCGGTCAAACTAAATTTTAATTAATTTCATCTGTTGACATAACTATGCCCTTAATGATATAAATACTATGAGCACAACTCAGATTAACCTTCATTATATTCGTGCTGCTATTCTGGCTAACACCGGAGTAGATCTTGGGTTTGACGAGATAAAAAAACTTCTTGTAGAAGAAAAGCTCATAACCCAATCACAAGCGAGTAAAATAAAGATACTTAAAAATTATAATGAGTATTATGATGACTACACTACAGGTAGATCGTCTTCTAGTAGTGGCTCGTCTAACAAGGAAAAACAATGAAAATGAAAGTTGAAAAAGCTAATTGTGGTGCATCAACCAAAGCCCATAAAGGGTTTAATATGGGTGGTGGGTATCAGAAACTATCTAATACTAGCCGACTATCTAAAGATGCTGACAGAGAGCAAAATCTTAAAAAGATGGGTTTAAGCACAGGAGCTATGGTAGAGCGTAGAGAGAAATCTGACGCTAAGAAAGCAGCTCAAGCTAAAACTGAATCTATGAAGAAAGGTGCTCAAAAAGGATCTAAAGCTAAAACTATGCAGTCTATGAAAAAGAAAGACGAAGTTAAAGCCTATGGTGGAAGCTACATGATGGGTAAAAAGAAAAAGAAGAAGTCTTACTAATATATGGGGAGTAAGTTTAACCCTATTAAATTTTGTAAGAAAGCTAATTTAGTACCCACAAACAAGAAATACTTACAGATGATGCGAGTGTTTAAGATAACCATAATAGCGACTATAATAATAGTATTGCTATCTTTCTACTAAAGAAGGGCGTTACTATTGAATATTGAAGACGCATATTATGCAGGTAAACAAATTGTCTGCGAAAATGAAAAGCTAGTATCGTATGACGCTAGTTTTATTATTGATGGAACTAATCCTGATATAAAAAACTATAAAGAAGTCATACCAAGAGTTTATACAACTCCTTTTTTGAGTAAAGGGTTCTGCAAAGAGCTATTAGAAGAGTCAATACGACTAACTACAAAAGGAGATACCTTTGAGGTAAACCCTACAGAGGTCGGATCAGTACAAGTACCTGAGTTTAACTTTAAAAAAGTCCCAGGTATTTATAATGTACTTATTAGAGCTGTAAAAGAAAACTTAGTACCTATATTTAATCATTTATGGGGAAGGGCTAAGTATTACGAAGCTACTATACAGATAGCTAACTACAGCCCTAAAGAAATATCTGAAATATCGTATCACTTCGATAGTGCTGGAGATGTTTCAGTAGTAGTCCCACTTAATACAGGAGAGTATGAAGGTGGGGGAACAGAATTTTTGAATCGAGGTACAGTTGAGCCATTACCAAATGGAACAGCTTTATTTTTTGATTCTTTTACTAATAAGCATAGAGGTCTAGCTGTAACAAAAGGACAACGATACTTATTGGTAATGTGGATAAAAGGTTATAATTATAACTTTGACTTAACCAGGGAATAGAATATGGAATTTATTTTTGATTTTATAACAACCTGTACCTATATAATTACAATAGCATCAATTATTGCTGCTTACACTCCTAGTGAGAAAGATGATCGCTGGATCTCTAAATTATATGGTTACTTAGATATTATTGCGTTAAACTTTAAAATTAGACGCTAATGCCCAACAAAAAACCTAAATCTAAAGTAAATAGTGCAGGTAATTACACTAAACCAACCATGCGTAAGAATCTCTTTAATTCAATTAAAGCAGGATCAAAGGGGGGTAACGCTGGGCAATGGTCTGCAAGAAAAGCTCAGATGTTAGCAAAACAATATAAAGCAAAGGGTGGGGGTTATAAATCGTAATGGCCCTAGCTAAATCCCAAAAGTCCCTAAAGAAGTGGGGCAAAGAGAAATGGCGTACTTCTGATGGTAAGCCAAGTAAAGGGAAGAAAAGATACTTACCAGATGCTGCTTGGAAATCTCTAACAAAGAGTGAGAAAGCTGCAACTAATAAAGCAAAGGCTAAAGGCAATGCGAAAGGTAAACAGTTTGTAAAACAACCTAAAAAAATTGCTAAGAAAACAGCAAAACATAGGAAATAAGCATGGCACATGAGAATCGTAAGGCAGCAATGCTTAAAAAACATGGCTTAAAAGGAGTTAATAAACCTAAAAAAACTCCAGGACATAAAACAAAGTCTCATGTGGTATTAGCCCAGAAAGGGCATGAGTTAAAACTAGTTCGGTTTGGACAGCAAGGCGTTACAGGGGCAGGTAAAAACCCTAAGAGTGCAAAAGATAAAGCAAGAAAAAAATCTTACTACGCTAGACATAATGCTCAAGATTCTAAACCAGACAAGTTTAGTGCAAGATATTGGAGTCATAAAACAAAGTGGTAGAAGAAACTAAAAAACTAACAGAAAAACAAGAAGCCTTTTTGGAAGCTCTGTGTGGAGAAGCCAAAGGTAATATTCGTGGTGCTATGAACATAGCTGGATATTCTGAGAATACTAAAATAAGTGAAATAGTAAGTTCATTAAAAAATGAAATAGTAGAAAGATCTTCTTTGTTATTAGCAATGAACGCTCCTAAAGCTACATTTAGTATGGTAGATGTATTAGATGATCCTGGACAGATGGGTGCACGAAACGCAGTTTCGGCAGCGACCCAAATTTTAGATCGAACAGGGCTTGTTAAGAAAGAACAAATACAAGTAACTACAGATACAGGTGGGCTATTTATACTGCCACCGAAGAAGGAAAATGACTCAGAAGATAATTATACAGGAGAAGTGGGAGAGTAAGACTCGCCCCAATCCTACAGCTAAGATACCTTATGGGTATCAAGCAAACACAGAAGATCCATTACTTCTTGAGCCTATTCAAGAGGTAGTTGAGAAGGTTAGTGTTGCATTATCGTATTTAGATAATGGACATTCTTTAAGAGAAACTGCTCGGTGGTTATCTGAAGAAACAGAACACAATATTTCTCATCAAGGATTATCTAATATATGGAAGCGTTTTAGAGGGGATACTAAAAATAATCCAAGGGCGAAGAAACTCTCAGAGAGGAAAAAGAAAAATACTCCTAAGACAAAGAAGGCGAAGGAAGAGTATCTTCGACAAAAAAGAGCAGCAGGAAAACGATCAGTTACTGTTGCAGAAAAAAAATTAAAAGAGATTACTAAAGCGACAAAGGATGTCGCACCCAATGGGTTAGGTGGTACTGAAAGTATACAGACACTACCTCAAAATAAAGAGATTTTATTTAAACCTAATCCTGGGCCACAAACAGAATTTCTCGCAGCAAACGAAAGAGAAGTTTTATATGGTGGTAGTGCTGGGGGTGGCAAAACTTATAGTTTAATAGCCGACCCTATGAGGTATTTCCATAATAAGAATTTTAATGGATTGATCCTTAGAAGGACAAATGATGAATTAAGAGAGATGATCTGGAAGACTCAGGAATTATATCCTAGAGCATTTCCAGGTGCTAAGTGGGGAGAAAAGAAGTCTCAATGGACTTTTCCTAGTGGAGCTAGATTATGGCTTACTTACTTAGAAAGGGATGAAGATTGTTTAAGGTATCAAGGACAAGCGTTTAGTTATATTGGCTTTGATGAATTAACCCAACACCCAACGCCTTTTGCGTGGAATTACATGAGATCTAGGTTAAGAACTACAGATCCTGAACTTCCAATCTTTATGAGGGCAACAACCAACCCAGGTGGCCCTGGGCATAATTGGGTAAGGGAAATGTTCATTAAACCAGCTCCAGAAAATAGGAGCTTCCCTGCAACTGACATTGACACAGGAGAGGTATTAGAGTATCCTGAAGGACATGAAAAAGCTGGTCAAACTCTATTTGACAGGAAGTTTATACCAGCTAAATTAAAAGATAACCCATACTTAGTTAGAGATGGGGCGTATGAAGCCAACTTGCTTTCACTACCTGAAATGCAAAGAAGGCAACTCCTAGAGGGAGATTGGTCAGTAGCCGAAGGTGCTGCTTTTTCAGAGTTTAAGAATAGTGTCCATGTTGTCGAGCCTTTTGAAATACCTTACGATTGGACTAGGTTCAGGTCTTGCGACTTTGGGTACTCTAGTTTTAGTGCAGTACATTGGTATGCTATTGATCCAGCTTTCGAGAATTTAATTATTTACCGAGAGCTATATGTCTCTAAGCATACAGCAAGAGATTTAGCTAGAAGAATTTTAGCCATAGAAACAGAAGCCAAAGAACAAATGGCGTATGGGGTACTAGATTCTTCTTGTTGGCATAATAGAGGACAGTTTGGCCCTAGTATTGCAGAAGAGATGATGGCTGAAGGGGTCAGGTGGAGACCTTCAGATAGAACAGCAGGTTCTAGGATAGCAGGAAAAAACAGACTGCATGAACTATTGAAAGTAGACGAAATAACAGATGTACCTGGTATTTGTTTTTTTGAAAACTGTAGGCAAATTATTTCAGACTTGCCTGTTATACCTTCAGACCCAAAAGGGACTGATGATATTGATAAGAGATATGCTTCAGATCACGCCTACGACAGTATTAGGTATGGAATCCAAACAAGACCAAGGACTGTATCTTTATTCGACAGGGAAAAGCCACAGTATAAGTGGAGACCTGCCGATACAACATTTGGATATTAAAAAATTATGGCATTAGTAAAAAAACCAACCGATGAAGAAAACTTATCTTTTGATGCAAAGAAAGATAACGATTCAGTATTAGCTTTAAACGAAGAGGGAGATGTTGAAAATCAAAACAACTCCTATTCAGGTTTAGTAGATTATATTGAAAGTAAATTTAATAAATCTAAAGATAGTAGACACTCTGACGAAAACAGATGGTTGAACTCTTACAGAAACTATCGTGGTATTTATTCTACTGATGTTCAATTTAATGATACAGAAAAGTCTAGGGCTTTTATTAAAATTACTAAGACTAAAGTATTAGCAGCGTATGCACAAATTATAGATGTTTTATTTGCAGGTAATAAATTTCCTATAGGTATTAATGCAACTATACTTCCTAACAATGTTTTAGAGTCTGCCTACTTTGATCCTAAAGAACCTACAGAAGATAAAATAGCAGAAATCACAGGAAAAAAATCTGCTACTGTTAAACGAAAAGAAATTCTTAAAGAAGTAGGTGCTTACGAAGATGCACTTAAAAGTATTGAAGATGAGCTTCAAGAAGGTGCTGGTAAAACTCCAACATCTTTTACTTTTGAACCAGCTAAGAAAGCTGCAATGGGAATGGAAAAGAAAATCCATGACCAATTAGAAGAGTCTCATGCTAGTAAACATTTACGATCTGTTGCTTTTGATATGTCTTTATTTGGAACAGGCGTTTTAAAGGGGCCTTTCGCTTTTGATAAAGAATATCCTAGGTGGAACGAAGAAGGAGAATATGATCCTATTTTTGAAACCATCCCTAAAGTAGAAGCAGTTAGTGTTTGGAATTTCTACCCAGACTATGATGCTAGAAACATTGCTGATTCAGAGTATGCGATTGAAAGACATCGTATGAATAAATCAGAACTTAGGGGTTTAAAGAACAGACCTTACTTTAGAGAAGAAAGTATAGAGTTGGCTATTGAAAATGGAGCTAACTATACAAAAGAATATTGGGAAAACGAACTAGAAGATAATAGCACTAGCTTTGAAGTAGATCGTTACGAAGTCCTAGAGTATTGGGGTACAATGGATGCTGAAACTGCTGAACTAGCAGATCTTGACATCCCGGAAGAATTACAAGACAAAGATGAGGTTCAAGTCAATGCGTGGATATGTAATGGAGAGATACTAAGGTTAGTACTCAACCCATTTACTCCAACAAGATTACCATATCATGCTACACCTTATGAGTTAAATCCTTACTCATTCTTTGGTATTGGTCTAGCTGAAAACATGGATGACACTCAGCTATTAATGAATGGTTTTATGAGAATGGCAGTAGATAACGCTGCACTATCTTCAAACTTACTTATAGAAGTAGACGAAACGAATTTAGTTCCTGGGCAAGACTTATCGGTATATCCTGGCAAAATATTTCGTAGACAAGCAGGAGCACCTGGACAAGCAATCTTTGGAACTAAGTTCCCTAATGTAACTCAAGAATGTTTACAGATGTTTGACAAGGCTAGGCAACTAGCAGATGAGTCAACAGGTATGCCTTCTTATGCACATGGTATGACAGGAGTAATGAGCGTAGGTAGAACTGCGTCAGGAATGTCTATGCTAATGGGGGCTGCTGCACAAAATATTAAAGCAGTAGTAAGAAACATAGATGACTATTTACTAGCACCATTAGGTAAGTCTTTGTTTGCATTTAATATGCAATTTAACTTTGACAAAAACTTAATTGGAGATTTAGAAGTAGTCGCTAAAGGAACAGAAAGTCTTATGAGAAATGAAATAAGATCTCAAAGATTAATACAATTTATGCAAATGTCATCTAATCCTCAGATGGCCCCATTTGTTAAATATGATTACATACTAAGAGAATTAGCTTCTTCAATGGACTTGGATGAAGATAAGATTCTAAATGATCCTAGAGAAGCAGCAATACAAGCTAAGATGATGGCTGAGTTAGCTGCCTTAATGCCACAACAAGCACCTCAACCACCGGAAGGTGGTGGTGCACCAAGCCCACAAGATCCAACAGGAACAGGTGGTGGAAACATAGCCCCAGGTAATGCACCAGAACCAGGAGCACCTGGATTCACAGGAGCAGGTGGGGGAGCAAACACTCCACCCCCAGAAGAACCACAAGGTTAGTAGATGATAAAAGAACAGGCTAGAGAGATACTACCTCTCGTAAATGATCCTGAGATGCACCCTAGATTAATTCAGTATGCAGATCAAAGATTAGAAATTTTAAGACAGCATTTAGAGACAGAAAAAAATCCTCAAAAGATGTCTGAACTCCAAGGAGCTATAGCCGAAATAAAAAGAGTTTATACCCTAAAGGCTGAAGTTAGGGGAGAACTTGAGAAGAAAAAATAAATGGATCAAGAACAAATAGATAAAATTTTACAAGAGCATAGAACTAAAAACTTTGTTCAAAGAATTTTAAATCCAGAAAAAGCCCCAGAACCTTTAATGGTAGAAGGTCAGAAACAAACTCATTTTATGAGGGCTGAGTATCTAGGAAATGAAGATACAATACCAGCAGTTTTTCCTACAGTTATAGAACGAGAAGGGGAATTGTTTAAGTTTGAAGATATAAACAAAGCCAAAGATCATGCTCGTAATACAGGCGAGTTTATACAGTTTGACTCAATAATAGAAGCAGATAATTTTTCACAGAATTATAAAGGCTTACAAGATTCTGAGTTTAATAAGTTTTATAGTCCTGAACAAGATACAGGGCTTATGAGTGGGGAAACAATGAATAAAAAAATGAAAAAAGAAATGTATCATGGTGGTATGATGATGCCAGAGATGATTGTAGGTATTGACGAAGTTTCAGGAAATGAAATTCCACCAGGGTCAGATGCAGAGAATGTTCGTGATGATATTCCTGCTGCTTTATCTGAAGGCGAATTAGTTATTCCTGCTGATGTAGTCCGGTATCATGGTCTAAAAGCGTATGAAGATATGCGTATGGAAGCAAAGATGGGTCTTATGTCTATGATGGCAGAAGGTCAAATCGTATCTTTAGATGAAGAAGAATCAGAAGAGGACTCTGATGAAGACTACGAAATGAATCCAACCGATCATGTTGAAAAGAATGAAGATACAGGAATGTATTGTGTTTATGATAATGATGGCAACAAAGTTAAAGAGTTTAAAACTAAAAAAGAAGCTAATGAATATGCCAAACAAAACCATGATGAGTTAATGGCTTCTAGTAATGTAGAAGAAGCTGAAGTTTCTGTAGAAGAAGAAGGAATGGATCTTAAAGAAGACTCTGAAGGAGTTAAAGCCTACCCAACAGAAAAAGACGATATAGATATGATGGAGATTGGAGACAGTTCTATTATAAAACTATTTGTTAAAGGCTTAATGGGAAAATAGATGGCTCGGCAAGGACATGAATTTGTTGATAGTCAAAATGTGGCTAGAGAAAAATTAAGAAAAGAGTATACCTCAAAGAAGTGGCATGGTGGAAAAGGATCTGCCAGACGCAGTTCTGAAAATTCTGAAGACTATAAAGATGGTTGGGACAGAATTTGGGGTAACAAAAATAAAAAATCACAATAAGAATTTTGCAGACCGGCTACCT